GGCAAGATCGAGGGCGCTGATCCCGGAATGGCGTCCCTGACCGGACGGATGGAAGTGCGCTTTGCCGACACCGCCCTCATCACCCAAGCATTGGATGGCACGTCTTGTGAGTTGGTCTTCGCCTATAGCCTTGGGGCAAGTGCCAGCTTCACCTTCACGGCCCATGCTGTCTACCTGCCGCGCCCCCGGATCGAAATCCCCGGGCCGCAGGGCATTCAGGCAACCTTCGACTGGCAGGCGGCCAAGGCCGCAAGTCCCGCGCGCCTCTGTACCGCCGTCCTCGTCAACACTGTCGCCTCCTACTGAAAGACCAAAGCATGCTGACCCTTGATCTGACCAACGCACCCTTTTGGTGTGACCTCGTCCCGGGCGTGCGCGTGAAGCTCCACCCGCTCACCACGGCGCTGATGGTGGCCGCACGTAGCGATCCCGCGATTGCCGACCTGCCGAAAGACGCGAGGACTGAGGAGGCAGCATTGGCGATGGCCAAGGCGCTGGCGCGCATGGCGATCCTTGACTGGGAGGGTGTCGGGGATGCCGAGGGCGCGCCCTTGGTGGTCAGCCCCGAGGCGATCGACGCGCTTCTCGACATCTGGCCGATCTTCGAGGCGTTCCAGACGGTCTATGTCGCGAAGGGCTTGCTTTTGGACGCGGAAAAAAACGGCTCATCGCCCTTGCCGAGTGGGCCTTCGGCGGGGGCGACGGCTACTGCGCGGCCTGCGGATCCGTCTGCCCTGACTGCCCCGCAAGGATAAACCAGCCGCTCACACTCGAGGGTTGGCATGTCTGGGACCTTGTCGGGCGCCTAGGGGGTCAGTTGCGCATCGTCCCCGGCGCGGTGATCGGCTGGGACATGGGCGCGACCTTTGCGCTTGGCGCCGCCCTCGGCATTCCGGCCCCAGCGATCGCTGAACTCTTGCCCGCCATCGAGGCGGTAATGGTGCGCTGCGTGAATGCGCAGATCGCCGCAAACCACGACTGACCTTCATCGACAGGACCTGTCCTCGCAATGGCCGAAAAACGCATCTCTGTCCGGCTCGCGGCAGTCGGCGGGCGACAGGTCCGCGCCGAGCTTGAAGGCATCGGCGAGGCTGGCACCAAGGGCTTTGGTCGGCTGTCTCTCGAGATGGAGCGAGCGAACACGCGGCTTGCGGGTTTTGCAACCAAGGCTGGGATCGCGCTTGCGGCGATGACTGCCGCAGCGGCGGCGGCCGGTGTGGCGATGATCCGTTCGGGCCTCGACACGATCGGTGCGCAGGCCGACATGGCGGCCTCGCTCAAGACCTCGGTGGAAAGCCTGCAGGTCCTGACCCTGGCGGGCGAGTTGGCGGGGGTCTCGCTGGGCGAGATCGAACAGGCGACGAAGAAGCTGACCACCCGGCTTTCTGAAGCCGCATCTGGGTCAGGATCTGCCGTTGGGGCGTTGGAGCGGTTACATCTCTCGGCGCAGGATCTCCAGGCTTTGCCCTTGGACGAACGGATCGTCACGATCCAAGACGCCTTGGCCCGGCTTGTCCCTGAGGCGGAACGTGCGGCCGTGGCCTCGGACCTTTTTGGCGACAAGGCAGCGCTGGCGTTCATGCGGATTGATCCCGCCACGTTGCGAGAGGCGGCCAAGGACGTGCGCGACTTCGGGGTGGCGGTGAGCGCGGCAGATGCCGTGCAGATCGAAAGGACGGGGGATGCGATTGCCAAGCTCAGCCTGATCTGGCTCGGCCTTACCAATCGCCTCACGGCGGCGGTCGCGCCTGCGCTCGAAACCATCGCCAATGCGCTTGGGGATGCGGCCCGCGGCTCTGGCTTGTTGGGACAGGCCATCACGGCGGTCTTTGACAATCTCGGCCGGCTGACAACCTATGCCGCAACATTTGCCGCACTGATGGCCGGACGCTGGGTCGCGGGGTTGGCGGCGGCTGCGTTGTCGGTCAGGGGTCTGGCCACGGCGCTGGTCTTTCTGCGCGGTGCCTTGATCCGCACCGGGATCGGCGCGCTGATCGTGGGTGCGGGTGAGCTTGTTTACCAGTTCACGCAACTGGTGGCCAAAGTCGGTGGGGTTGGCACGGCCTTCGGCCTCTTGCGTGATGTCGCAGCAGAGGCATGGGACCGCCTTGCGCTGGCGGCCGCGGCGGCGTGGTCGCGCGTTGAGGCCGGCTGGGCCGGCGCACAGGCGGGGATTTACGGTGGGCTGCAATCGGCGCTGGAGGCTGTTGTAGGCTGGGGCAATTCTGCGGTCGGCACCTTCCAAGGCGCCTTTGACGCGGTGAAGGCGATCTGGGGCGCGCTGCCGCAAGCGATCGGGGATTTTGCCTATCAAGCGGCGAATGGACTGATCGGTGGCGTCGAGTCCATGCTGAATGCGGTGGTCACGCGCATCAATGGCTTCATCGAAGGGCTGAACGCGGCCCTCGCCCTCCTGCCCGACTGGGCCACGGGCGAGGGTGGACTGAAAATCGGCACGCTGGAGGCGGTGGACCTCGGCGGGATTGCCAACCCGTTTGAGGGCGCAGCCTCGGCCGCGGGCACCGCAGCAGCTGATGCTTTCCGTGCTGCCATGGGCACCACCTATATCGACGCCCCGGACCTCTTTGGGGGCATGGCTGATGCTGCGCGATCGCGTGCGGCAGGGTTTGGCGAGGCGGCAGGCATGTTGTCGGAGGCAGCCTCACGCCCAATGACAGCTTGGGAAGCCCTCAGGGCGGCGATGACCGGCGCGGGTGCCGAGGGCGAAGACGCACTGAACGGCGCGGCTGCGGCGGCTGGTGCGCTCTCAGACGGGTTTGAAGATGCTGGCCGATCAGCAGGAGGGGCCGGTGGCGCTGCAAAAGCCGCGGCCGAAGAGGCTGCAACCGGCTGGGCGCAGGTTACGAAGTCCCTAGCCGGCTATGCCAAGGGCGCGATGGATTGGGGAAAGGGTCTCGGCGAGACGCTGACATCGGCCTTCAGCTCGGCGGAAAGCGCCTTCCGACAATTTGTCACCACCGGCAAGTTTGACTTCAAATCGTTGGTCTCCTCGATCCTCGCCGATCTTGCGACACTGGCCTTCCGCAACGCGGTCTTGGGGCCGCTTGCCTCTGCGCTCTCGGGTGTCTTCGGCGGAGGCTCTTTGACCGCTGCAGTCTCCCATGCGGGTGGCCTCGTGGGGTTGTCAGGCCATCGTCGCGATGTACCAGCCTTGGCCTTCGCCGCGGCGCCGCGGATGCATTCAGGCGGTTGGGCGGGCCTGAGGCCGGATGAAATCCCGACCATCTTGCAACGTGGCGAGCGAGTTTTAAACCGACGAGAGGCGGCAGATTATGGACGAGGGTCCCAAGCCGGAGCCGGGGTCAGCATCCACATCGATGCGCGCGGCGCGCAGATGGGCGTGGCCGAGCAAATTGACGCGCGCCTTCGCGCGGCCATTCCGGAGATTGCGCGTATTGCCAAAGAAAGCGTGGCAGATGGGCGACGCCGGGGCCAGGTGATCTGAGATGGCCATTCCTGTTTTGCCCCTGACGCTCGTGTCCTCGCTCGAGCGCCGGCTGGTTACGTCGGTCGCCGAGGCGCGCTCGCCCTTTACCGGCACCTCGCAGATCCAAGACTGGGGCGCGTCGTGGTGGGAATACCAGATCGAGATGGCGGTGACACAAGGCGCCAAGGCCCGTCGGCTTTCGGCCTTCTTCACTGCGCTTGGTGGCCTCCGGGGCCGGTTCCTCTTTCCAGATCCCTCGATCGAAGTGCCGGTGGCGGCGGGCAATCCTTATGTCACCGAGGCGCAGGTGGCGGGAGCCTCCACCTTGCGCACGGCAGGTTGGGGGCTTGGTCTGGGTGCGGGGGATTTCTTCCAGCTCGGATCGGACGCCGCCGCTCGGCTTTACCAAGTAACCGCAGATGTCACGCCATTCGGAAGTGAGGCGGTGATCAGCTTTGTCCCGCCGCTCAGGGCCTCGGTCCCAGTCGGTACGCTGCTTGGGCTTGATGCCCCGTCCGTCCTTTTGCGCCCGACGGCACCAGTCCCCTCGATCATCGGCCGGGCGGACCAGCACCGCTTCACGATCTCTGCGCGGGAGGCGCTCTGATGGGCCGCGATCTCACCGTCGCCTTTAGTTCTGCACTGGCGGATCATACCCTTCGGCCGGTCATCTTCTTCGAGGGCCAATTCGCGTCGGGCTGGGTGCGGCTCTGGTCAGGGATTGGCGAGATCACCTGGAACGGCAAAGCATGGTCGGGCGCGGGGACGCTCCTGGGGCTGGGGTCGATCGAAGAAACCGGAGAGGTTGTGGCGGGCGGCACGGCCATATCCCTTTCCGGCGTACCGCTCGATCTGGTGCAGATGGCGATCGCGGAAGCGCGCCAGGGGCTGCCGGGACGGGTGTGGCTTGGCCTGCGCGGTGAAAACGGCTGTGTCATTGCCGATCCAGTTCAGGCTTTCTCGGGTCGGCTTGATGTTCCTGAAATCAAGGATGATGCCGACAGCTGCACGATCACGATCAGCTATGAAAGCCGTCTGATCGATCTGACCGTACCGCGCGCCTGGCGCTACACGCATGAAAGCCAGCAGGTCCTCTTCCCCGGCGATCTCGGGTTCGAATATGTCACCGCCATCCAGGACCGCGAAATCACCTGGGGGCGCGGATAATGCGTCCCCGCGTTGACCACTGGGAACGGCTTCTGGCCGCAGCCATCGATACAGCGCGCGTTCGGCCCTTTATCTGGGGCCTGCATGATTGCCCCACCTTCGCATTCGAGACGCGCATGATCCTGACCGGCGGTGAGGATGTCGCGGCCCTCTGGCGCGGACGCTACACCACGGCCCTTGGCGGCCAAAGGGTCATGCGCCGTCTGGGCTGGGCTTCGCTCGAGGAAATGGGGCGGGCGCTTCTGGGCGAGCCTCGCCCGGCCGCTCTCCTTGCTGGGCGCGGGGATGTTGTGCTCGCCGATAGCGGCCTCGGATTTGGCATCTGCACCGGGGCCAGTGCTGTCGGCATGGGGCCCGAGGGCCTCGTGACAGTGCCACTGACCTCTTGCCGGCTTGCCTGGCCCATCTGACTTAGGAACCACCCCATGCCCTTCATCGTAACAGCCGTCACCGCGATCGCGGGGGCGATCGGTGGTGTGCTGGCCGCGGGCGGGATTGGGGCTGCGCTGATCCGGATCGGGGGCACGCTCCTTTTGTCTTACGCGGCCCAGGCGCTCATGCCAAAGCCTCAGATGACGCTGCAGGCGCGCACCGTGACCGTACGCGAGCCAGTGATGCCGCGCGAGATCGTCTATGGCCGCGCGCGCAAGGGCGGCGTCATCGTCTTCCTGAACGCCTCTGGCAACAAGGACCAGTTCCTCGATCTGGTGATCGTGTTGGCCGCGCATAGCGTCAAATCGATCGGCGCCGTCTATTTCGAAGGCGAGATGGCGTTGAATGCTACCGGCGAGGCACAGGGGCGCTGGGCGGGCAAAGTCACCGTGGAAAAGCGCCTCGGCACAGCCAATCAGAGTGCTTTAAGCGTGCTGAAGGCCGCACTGCCTGACAAATGGTCTGAGAACCACCGCCTGCGGGGCTGCGCGGCCATCCATTTGCGGCTCACCTATGACCAAGACGCCTTTCCGGGCGGGATCCCCAACATCACGGTCGATCTCGAGGGTAAGAACGACATCTTTGACCCGCGCACAGAGACTTATGGGTATTCAGAGAACCCGGCGCTGTGCCTTGCCGATTACATGGCGCACCCTGAATTCGGGATCCGCGCAGCGATCGGAGCAGCCGATGGCATCGACCGCATGAGCTTGGTTGAGGCCGCGAATATCTGCGACGAGGTGGTGGCCAAGGTCGGGGGTGGGTCCGAGGCGCGCTATGCCTGCAATGGCGTGATCTCGCTCTCGGAGGCACCGAAGGTCATCATCGAAGGTATGCTCTCGGCCTTTGCCGGGCGATGCGCCTTCTCGGGCGGCATCTGGCGCATTCATGCGGGCGCGTGGCGTCCACCGACCGTGGCGATGACCGCTGACCATATACGCGAAAGCGGGCTAACACTCGCCACTCGGGTCAGCCGATCGCAAAACTTTAACGGGGTTCGAGGTCAGTTCGTCAGTCCGGAGAATGACTGGCAGCCCGATGACTTTCCGGCCTATGCGAGCGACGTCTATTTGGCCGAAGATGGGGGCGAGCGGGTCTGGCGCGACATCTCCCTGCCCTTCACGATCTCAGCCTCGATGGCGCAGCGGCTGGCCAAGATTGAGCTCGAGCGCGCGCGGCGGCAGATGACGGTACGCCTTTCCGGCAAGCTCTCGGCTTGGGCCGCGACCGTGGGCGATGTGGTGACACTGTCCTACGCCCGCTGGGGCTTTGCTGCCAAACCTTTTGAGGTTCATGGGCTGAGCCTCGATCTGACGGCCAGCGGTGACGGGGCGCTGCTATTACCCGAACTGGTCCTACGTGAGACATCGCCATTGGTTTATGACTGGGCAGCTTCAGAGGCGCGTATCTATGCGGCAGCGCCCCGTACAAGCCTGCCCTCCCCGCGGGATATCCCAGCACCGGGCGCACCGCAGGTCACTGAGGAGATTTATGTCACGCGCGATGGTGGCGGGCTCAAGGTACTGGCGCGGGTGTTCTGGGCGGCGGCGCCCTCAAGCTTTGTGGCAGCTTATCAGTTAGAGGCGCGCCAAGGAGTTGGGAGCTGGCAGGATTACGGACGCACAGATGGGACCAACCTTGAGATCCGCGACATCGCGCCGGGCAGCTGGTCCTTCCGAGTCAAGGCAGTGTCGGTGCTCGGTGTCTCATCGAGTTGGCAGACGAGCACGGTTGAGATTCTCGGTCTGACGGCACCGCCCGCGCAGCTCGAAAACGTGACGCTGCAAACGGCAGGCGGGCTCGCGATCCTCAAATGGGCGCGCTCGGCCGATCCCGATGTGCGGGTGGGCGGCAATATAGTGATCCGGCATTCAAAAGAAGCGACCGCCACTTGGGCTGACAGCTATTCGATGGACCGGGTTGGCGGAGGCGAGGCTATTGCGGTGGTGCCGCTGAAGCCCGGCACTTACCTTTTGCGCGCCGAAGACAGTGGCGGGCGGGCGGGTCCCGAGGTGCGGGTCTCGACGAAGGGTGCGCAGGTTCTGGCGTTCTCACCGCTTGGCGCCTTGCAGGCTGATCCCGGATTTTTTGGACCTAAGACCGGGCTTCAAGTCACGGGCGGCAATCTGACGCTCGCCACGCAAAGCGTTGCGGGCGTGACATCGGTCAGCACGCTTAAGGGGCAATACAGCTTCAACGCCGGCCTGGATCTGGGCGCGGTCAAACGCGTGCGGCTGCGCTCGGAGATCGGGGTAGCGGCCTTGGCGCTCAATGACCGGATCGATGCGCGCACAGTGCTTATGGACACATGGGCGGACTTCGACGGGGCCGCCGGGGCGGAAATCGATGTGCTCTTCGAGGTTCGAGAAACCGATGATGATCCGGCCACAAACCCTGTCTGGGGCCCCTGGGGGCGGCTCGACACCCATGAGATCGAGGCTCGCGCAGTTCAGGCGCGGGCCATTCTTTCGACGAAGGACGCCTCCTACACGCCGATCGTCACCCAATTGCGGCTTTATGCCGATGAGGTCGCCTGATGCCCCAGACTTCCAGCTTCGTGATTGCCAATGATGCCGGTGCGGCCGTGCGCGCACGCATAAATGAGGTGATCGCCGCGCTGCAATCAACAAGCGCCGGTGGTTCGGCCCCAACCGCAACCGTGGCGGGGATGCTCTGGGTCGATACTTCGGTCTCACCGCCCGTGCTCCGGCGGCGCAACGCGACCAATACAGGCTGGGACGCGCTCCTGGATGCGGCAGGCAATCTGGCGGGCCTCGCAAACACCGCCATGGCGCGCACAAACCTTGGGCTTGGCACAATGGCCACACGCTCAGCGGCGGATTATGACGCGGCGATTGCGGCAAAGGCCAGTCTGACGGGGGCAACCTTCACAGGCATTGTGACCGCCCCGAACTTTGTGTCCTCCTCGGACGCGCGGCTCAAATGCGAGATCGAAACCATTGCGGACGCGCTGGCGCTTGTCTGCGCCCTGCGCGGCGTACGCTTCACCATGGATGGCACGCGCCAGGTTGGCGTCATCGCCCAAGAGATGAAGGCCGTGCTGCCCGAAGTTGTACGCGAAAACGAGGCGGGTCAGCTCTATGTCGCTTACGGCAATATCACCGGCCTTCTGATCGAGGCCGTCAAGGAACTGGCCGCTCGGGTGGTGGCGCTTGAGGCAGAGCGCGCAGCGTCGACCGAGGCCTCGGGAGGGACGCCATGACGCTCAGCGTTCAGGAAGGTCCGGTCATCCTGATCGGCTATGAATACCGGCTGCAGCTTGAGGCTGAGGCGGTTCTGTTCCCGGAGGGGGCCGATTTTGCGGGGCAGTTGCGCGCCACCATCACGTCCGCTTCCGTGCTGGCTGTGCTGACGAGTTCCGAGGGCAGCATTCTGCGCCTTGATGACCGCACGATCGAGATCATCCTGGCGCCAGAGCTGACTGCGGGGCTCAGCCCGGGCGGGGTCGTTCTGGATCTGGTGCGCACCGATCTGACGCCTGACCGCCATCTCGGGTTCCTTCTGGAAATCCCCGTGGCGCTGCCGGTGACGCGGTTCCCCGTGCCCGAGGCGCTGTGAGCCATGGCGCCTTCGATCGCGTTGCGGCCCCTGACAGGGCCCATTCGTCTGCATCTCAGATCCGACGAGCCGATTCGGCTGCGCCTTTTGGCAGGTCCAGTGGGTGTCCGGCTCCTGGGTCAGCCCGGGCCCCAAGGCCGGACGGGACCCCAAGGTGACAAGGGCGAGTCCGGAGCGCCCGGGATCACCATTCTTCCGACCGACGCTCCCATCAACGGAGGCTTCTTCTGATGGCCAATACGATCCAACTCAAACGCCGTGTCTCGGGCGTGGCAGGCGCACCTTCGGCGCTCAAATCCGGTGAAATCGCCCATAACGAGGTTGATGACACGCTCTACGTCGGCAAGGGCGATGACGGGGCAGGCAATGCCACTTCGATCATTCCTCTGGCAGGTCGGGGCGGATTTCTTGACCTTACGACCGGGCAGACAGTGGCGGGGACCAAGACCTTCAGCCTCGCCCCGAAATCATTGCAAGATGCGAGCGACGCGACGGATCTGGTCCGCAAGTCGCAGCTCGATGCTGGGCTTGCGACAAAGGCCGCCCTCAGCCACAGCCATGCCATCAGTGATGTGACGGGGCTTCAATCCGCGCTTGATACCAAGGCGCCCATAGCATCGCCTGGCCTTACGGGGACACCGACGGCACCCACGGCCGGTGCCGATACGAATACCACCCAACTTGCGACGACAGCTTTTGTTCTGGGACAGGCTGGCACCTCTGCACCGAGCATGAACGGGTCTGCGGCGATCGGGACCTCCACCCGCTTTGCGCGCGCGGATCACGTCCATCCCACTGATACCTCGCGCGCGCCGCTGGCCTCTCCCGCGCTGACGGGTACGCCCACAGCACCGACGCCTGCAAACGGCACGAACACGACACAGATCGCCACGACGGCCTTCGTAAGGGCGACCCGGCTTGACCAAGTCGCCGCCCCCGGATCGGATATCGCCCTCGGTGGCTATCGCCTCACGGGGCTTGGCGATCCGCAGGGCGCGCAGGATGCCGTGACCAAGGCCTATGTCGACCTCACGGTGCAGGGGCTTGAGCCCAAGCAATCGGTGCGGGCGGCGAGCACGGCGAATATCGCAACCTTGTCCGGGCCAATGACCCTTGATGGCGTGGCGCTTGTCGCAGGCGACAGGGTGCTGGTTAAGGATCAGACGATCGCCAGCCAAAACGGCATCTATGTCGTCACAGCTGGGGCCTGGACACGGGCCGTCGATGCAGATGTCTGGGGCGAGCTTATCTCGGCCTATGTCTTTGTCGAGAGCGGTACCACCAATGCCGATATGGGCTATTTGTCGACGGTTGATCCCGGCGGCACGCTCGGCACGTCGGCCGTGACTTTTGTACAGTTTACCGGCGCGGGGCAGATCCTTGCCGGGGCGGGTCTTACCAAATCTGGCAACACGCTCGATGTGGGAGCTGGGACCGGCATTGCGGTGGCGGCCGATACCGTTGGGCTCACGGGTCAGGCGCTGGCGGTGCACAATTTGGCAACCAACGGGCTTGTGGCACGCACCGCTGCCGCCACAATGGCAGCCCGCGCGATTGCGGTGAGCGGCACGGGGCTCTCCGTCAGCAACGGCGATGCCGTGGCAGGCAACCCGACCCTGAGCCTCACCGCAGCACTCGCCAGTGTCGGAGGGCTAACCCCGGTTGCGGACCGGCTCACCTATTACACCGGCGCATCTACTGCCGCGTTGGCAACCCTCACAGCCTTTGCCCGCGCGCTTCTTGATGATGCCGATGCCGCGACGGCGCGCAGCACTTTGGGGCTTGGGTCACTCGCTACGCAATCCTCCGCCTCGGTTGCCATCACCGGCGGGTCGATCGATGGGATCGTGCTTGACGGGGGCACGTTCTGACCATGGCCAACACGCTTCTTGTCAAACGCACGACCGTGGCAGGCCGTGTGCCGACAACGACGCAGCTCGAAGCCGGAGAGCTTGCTGTCAATGTCCCGGATGGCAAGCTTTACCTAAAGCAGGAGGGCGCAAGCGCTGCCATCGTCGAGGTTGGACCCGTCCACTCTGTAGCGGGGCGCACAGGAGCTATCGCGCTTTCTATCGATGATGTCGGAGGTGCAGCGCCTCTTGCATCGCCTGCGTTCTCGGGAACGCCGACATCCCCGACGCCAAGTGCAGCTGATAATTCAACGCGGCTCGCCACCACTGCCTTCGTGAAGGCGCAGGGTTATGTCACAACGGCCACCGCCGGGGTCTCGGCCGTGACCGGGACTGCTCCGATCGTCTCAAGCGGGGGCGCCACCCCGTCCATTAGCATTCTCGCCGCCACGACATCGGCGCCTGGATCCATGAGCGCCACCGATAAGGCAAAGCTTGACGGGATTGCCGCCGGCGCCCAGGTCAATGTGGCGACGAACCTTGGCTACGCGGCCGCTGCGTCAAGCGGAACGGTGAGCAGTTCGACCGGCAACAACGCAACACTGCCCGCCGCAACGACGTCTCTCGCGGGGCTCCTCACCGCTGCAGATAAGGCGAAGCTCGATGGCATCGCAGCAGGCGCTCAAGTCAACGTCGCCACGAACCTCGGGGTCAGTGCTGGCACGACCTCAGGGCCAACCATCACCTCCTCCACCGGCAGCAATGCAACCTTGCCCACGGCCAGCACCACCTCCTCCGGTGTTGTGACCACCGGCGCACAAAGCTGGGCCGGGGCCAAGACCTTCACCGGGGTCGTCACCGCGCCGGATTTTGTCACCACCTCGGATGCACGGCTCAAGACCGCCATCGCCCCAATCACAGATGCTCTGAACAAGCTGCAGCAATTAAACGGCGTCACATTTGAAATGGCGGGCGATCCCCGGCCGCGGATGGGTCTTCTGGCCCAAGAGGTTCAGGCGGTCGCGCCTGAGGCCGTCGTCGAGGCTGAGGGCATTTTGCGCCTCGCTTACGGCAATCTCATCGGCCTCCTCGTCGAGGCCATCAAGGACCTCGCCCAAGAGGTCGATCAGCTCAAAAGGACCACCCCATGA